GATGGAGTAGAATATACTGTAACTTCTGGTATTTCTTTAATAACAACAGAATTAAATTCTTCTGGTGGAGAAAGTATTGAGTCTGTTGATTCTGTTAAGAAGTATGCGCCAAAAATATATGCTTCTCAGAACAGATGTTTAACTGCAAATGATTATGAGAGTTTAATTCCATCAAGAATTTATCCTGAAACTGAGTCAATTTCGGTATTTGGGGGAGAAGAAATGATTCCTCCCCAATATGGTAAGGTTTTTATTAGTATTAAACCAAAAACTGGAGATTTTATACCCAATCTTATCAAAGAAAATATTAAATTAAAGTTAAAGAAGTATGCTGTTGCCGGTATTATCCCCGAAATTCTTGATCTGAAGTATCTTTTCCTTGAAATTGACTCAAAAATTTATTATAACAGCAATTTGGCATCAAGTTCTGCACATGTTTCATCTCTTGTTCAGAATAATGCAAATAAATATGCAGAATCTAGCGAAATGAACAAATATGGGGCTAGATTTAAGTATAGTAAATTCCTGAAAGTTATTGATGATAGTGCAGATGCAGTAACTTCAAACATTACAACAGTTACTATGAGAAGAGATCTGAGAGTAGTGTTAAATAGTTGGGCAGAGTATTCTATTGGATTTGGCAATGCATTCCATATTAAATCTATGGATGGATACAACATCAAATCTTCTGCATTTAAAATAAGTGGAATTCAAGATGATGTTTATCTTTCTGACATTCCAAATACAAATAGAACCTCCGGATCTATTTTCTTATTTACTGTTCCTACTATAAATTCAACAACTCCATCAATTATTAGGAGAAATGTAGGAACTATTGATTATGTGAATGGGACTATAACTTTAAATCCTATTAATATACAATCTGGCATGATAAAAGATGGTCAAACAATTATTGAAATTGGGGTATCACCATCTTCAAATGATGTAGTTGGATTACAAGATTTGTATTTACAACTAGATATTGCTAAAAGTAATTTTGAAATGGTTATTGATGAAATTGCTTCTGGATTAGATCCTTCAGCATCTAATTATATCGTATCTTCAAGTTACCCCAATGGTACTTTAGTTCGTTCAGGTGGACGTACACAATAACCACAATCATCTCCTCTTAAGATAGTAAATTTATAAAAATGTCAGAGAAAAGAGTTCAATTTAGTAACATTGTCCAGAATCAACTTCCGGATTATGTAAAGGATGAATATCCTTTAATATCAGAATTTTTAAAGCAATATTATATTGGACAGGAATATGTAAGTGGTCCTATTGATTTAATTCAAAATATTGATCAATATATTAAGGTTGACGAATTTACTAATCTCAATGAGACATTGGAATTAGATAGTGATATTACATCTTATGGTGATGTAATAACAATAAAAGACCCACAGGACAATACAACTGATGGATTTCCTACTTCTTATGGATTAATAAAGATTGGTGATGAAATAATCACTTATACTGGAACTACTCCATCCTCATTTACTGGGTGTATTAGAGGATTTTCTGGTATTACTTCATATAAATCAGAATCTGACCCCGAATCTGTAGTTTTTGAATCTACAAATGCTGGAACTCACTCAGCAGGGGATACTATAACAAATTTAAGTTGTCTTTTTCTTAAAGAATTTTTATCAAAGACAAAATATCAGATTTTACCAGGATTAGAAGAAAGGCCAATATCTGAAAATGTAAATAAAAATGTTTTTATAAAGCAATCTAAGGATTTTTACTTAAGTAAAGGAACTGATAGGTCTTTTGAGATTTTATTTAAAGCATTATATGAAGAAAATGTAAAAATTGTAAGACCTGGGGAATATCTTTTTACTCCATCTAATGCAAATTATAAAATTGGGAATGATCTTGTAGTTGAATCTATAGAGGGAGATCCAGAAGATCTTACAGATGCAACATTATATCAAGATGAATATGGGGATATTAGTAAAGGATATGCACCCATTACTAATATTGAAAAAGTTATTAATAATGGTGTTGGGCAAACTTATTATAAATTAAGTTTTGATGCTGGATATAATAGAGACCTTACAGTAGATGGATCAC